CTGGAACAGCCTCAATAGTTAAAATGTTTTGTTTGGCTTGATTTTCTGCTAAAACAGGTTTAGGAGTTAACTTACTTGCCATTTCAATTGCTTTTAGACCAGCTTCAGGAGCTACTTTTAGTAACTCTGTTCCAATTTTATTTAAAGTTTCAGGACTAGACAAATCTTCTTCAGAATATTTACTAAGTACTGACTGAACCGCAGCAGCCTGTTGTAATGCTGGGTCTGCTTGTTGAGGAAATAAGTTTTGACGCATTGCCTGAGCACCAATGTCACCAAACTTTAAACCAGCCTGATACAATGGTGCAAAGACACCAAACTGATTACCTTGTTGACTAATCTGTTGCTGACGAAGCATATTCATCTGCTCTTGTTCTTTTTGACGAGCCATCATAATTTCAGCAGGTGTGGGTCCAAATAAAGATGCCATAGTATTTTCC